GAGAGTCTTCAACAACTTTTATATCATTGACGGTTGTTTTATAAAACCCGTCTAAAAATTTATCAAATAAGAAATAATCTTTTTTCTTTTCGACAATCAGTTTTACAAACTTGTCATTGTATTTCGAATGATCAAAGTTTGAGTAATCGTTTGTTTCATCATTGTAATATATTTTTTCGTGTATTGTTTCTGGGTTTCGTATATGTTTTATTTCTCTTGTTTCTGTATCTAGTATATGAAAACCTTTTGGGCAATTGTGATCTGCCCAGTTAAACTCGTATGGACTACCAAGATAATATATTTGACCATCGTCAGATTTTTTATGAAAGTGGCCAGACAATACTGTTTCAAATCGTCTAAACAATTTCTTTTCTAACCCATTTGTTGATATATGGCCATTGTGCATTTCAAAACCTTTGATTTCTAAATGACCAAGTACCATATCTGCGCTTTCTTGTTCTAACATCATAGTTGTTTGTTCTATGTTAGAAGAATTAACCCATGGTAGAAATAAAAATCTCATATCATCTATTGTTGTTATGATAGGATCTTTATGTATATTAAACAATAAAGGGTTCAGTAATTCAGTTGGTGAATTTATTTCATTTGTATTCTTATAGTAAGTATCGTGGTTACCTACAATGATATCAACATTACAACCACGATTGATTAATGGGTTTACAAACTTATTGTTAAAGTCAGATAGTGTTTTAAAATTTACAAACTTTCGTCTATCTAACACATCACCAAGATGTATCACATTCTTTATATGATTAGCCTCTAGGTAAGGAAAAAATATCTCATCATAAAACTTATAAAAGTATTTACTGTAATGAGGATTATCGTTTCTTGCACCTAGGTGTGTATCTGCAATTAAAGCAATTTCCATATTATGCCATAAAGTATTCTAATTTCTTAGGTTCTTTCTTTTTTCTTTTTGTTGGTTTGTTTTCAACTGGTTTTGGTTCTTCTTCGTATATCATATTCTTTTTAAGAAAATCTGTATAGGCATTTTGATATTCTGTATTATCACTTTCTTGCCTTACAATCTCATCTAGTCCACCCTTCATTATTAGTTTTTGTTTTATCGTTGTTTGTTTTTTCTCTTTCTGTATTCTACGAATAAAAGCATAATAAATTATTTGGGTGAAGTAGGCAAAAGGATTAGATGACTTTTCAGGGTCAAAGTTGGCGACATACTGTAAACAGTTTTCTATGCCATCACTAATCATATCCTCTTTGTATGTATAGTTTATAAAGTTTGGTCTATAAGACAAATGGTTTGCAATCTTTAAAAAACATTCACCAATGTAATCACTTATTGGTGGGTCTCGTCTTTTTCTATTTCTTGCACTTACCACTTTCTTATGGTATTTTTTCATTTCTTCAAGGAACTTTTTATTATCAACATAATGTTCCTTTTTGCGTGTATTTAATTTTACATTCATAATTAGTTATTATATCATATTATAGTATAAAAGTCAACCATATATACTAGATTTAGTTAAATTAATTTTATTAAAAATAATGCTTGACAAAACCGTTGACTTGGTATATAATGGGCCATGCCCCGGTTGTCAGAGTATCTTGCTTTAGTGTTTAGTTTTGTTACCTTTGAGATATTCCATAGTATCATAGTAATCCTCATCATTCATTTTATCTAATAGTTTTTGCATACTGTCTTTTTCTCTTTTCAATTTATCTTGTAAAGGTTCTAATTTTTTGTTATAATTCATTCTTAAATTATTATAATAATCTTTGAGACTATCGTTAGGCACCGCCAAGGTCATTACATTATTTTTATGTATTGAGAATATTTTATCAGTAGATTGAAATACCCAAGGTCTTAATGCCATACGCTCTTCAATCCAGTATTGGTCATCTTCAACTGGTTCGTTATGCAAATCTATTTTATATGGATCACTCAATCGCAAAAAGTCTGAGCCTTCTTGTACTAAAATACCTGCGATTACTTGTTCACCTGAAACAAGTTTAAGTAACCTAGGTACAGGTATTTTTACATGAGTTTCTTTTACTTTTTCATTACTCATATTAGTATTTATATATCCACATTATGCATTTCATAGTCGAACTCTTGTTCAGTATAAAACCCTACTCTTTCCATAAAGTGATTAAGGGTAAAGTTTTTTCTTTCTTTGTACGAAAAGTCATCAGCGATATCATACAAAGTCGCCCTAGACTTACTATCACCAAGACGCAACCCACGACCAAGAGACTGTAAAACTCGTATTTTAGATTTGGTAGGGCTTGCGAATATAACATTGTGTAGATTCCTAATATTGATACCAGTAGAAAAAGTTCCGTAACTCGCAACGATAATGGCATTGTTTTCATTTTCTGTAATACTCCTTATTGTTTCTCTATCTTTAGTATCTGTGCCACCATAAACAAAAAATAATTTTCTTGTATGTGGGTCTAAAGTATCACCAATCATATCATACAGTATTTTACCATGTTTGTCAACATATTGAAATAAAACTAAAGTATTCCCTGTCTGGTCTTTGGTAAGATTTTTGATAAAGTTGTTTCTTCTTTGATGTGATACTATATATTCCATTTCTTCTTGGTACTTTAAATTCTTTACTTGTATGCAATCTTCTTTAGGATATTTGAGTACCACACATTGTATTTTTAAATCTGCTAATTGTTTCTTATCTATTAAATCTCTTGTGGTTGTAACATTTGTAACAGGACCAAATAAACCTTCTAATACTAATTTATGGACTTTACTATCATCTAAAGTACCAGTCGTGCCTATTCTAAAGTTTGCATTGACTAGACTACCCATAATCTTTTGTAGTTCTTTTGATTTGTATAGATGTGCCTCATCACCAATTACACAATCAAACTGTTCAAAGTATTTTTTATCAAATGTGGCAAGAGATTGCCATGTAGATACAACAACAGGTTTCTTTTCATCTATCTCATAACCATAATACTTTCTTTGTACATAGTCTTCCGCTTTCCAAGAATAGTCTTCAAAGTCTTTGTACATTTGTTCTACCAATGATGTAGTTGGCACTACTAATAAACTTCTTTTACCAAGTGTTGTCATCATTCGTATGATACAATAAATGATTAAAGACTTACCAGAAGCGGTAGGCGATAACAAAATACAGCGTCTATGATTAATCGCATGTGCAAAAGCGTCCAGTTGGTAATCTCTAATTTTTAGGGATTTCGTCAAAATTTTGTCAACAAACTTGGAAAAATCGTCTCTAGGAACGCTACCAGTCCTGTTTAAGCCATCGGGCAGTATGATTGTATGGCCGTTTTTTTCACAAAAATGCTGTACATACGGCACTAGACCGCGATACAGTTTACCAGTCGCTTTACTGTATAATCGTATCTTACCGTCCCATCTTTTGGCACGAACAGATGGCATGAAACTTGCACCTGGTACTTGAAATGTAAAAAAGTCTGATAAGTCTTGGACTAATCCAAGGTCTTCACTTTTACATTTGACATATGCTTGATTAAAGATTTCTATTTGTAATTCTGCCATCTAATTCTTCATATGATATATTTGTCCAATTATCTCTTTCATCTAATTCTTCTATATTATCACCAACATGTATAAACTCGTGGTCTTCGTATTTGTTTAGTAATCGTTTCGTATGAGATATCCAGTTTACTGGATTTACTTTGTTTGCATTAGTACCAACATAACCTTTTGTACCTTTATATACATTGTTTACTGTATCTGTTTTTGAATAGTAGTCATAACCTATCAGATATATTTTTTTCTCTTTATCTGCTGCCATCATGGCAATCAATATACCTGCATTTGTTTTTTCTTGTTTATATTTACCTAGACCCATTACTTTGTCTTTCTTCTTCGTCCAGGTTATAAGATATCCTTCTTGGTCTTCACTTAGGTAGAGTTTGAAATCGTCTTCATTCTTGTCTGTGCTTTCTTCTCTCATCTTTCTCATCAAGTCTCTATTGTTTGCCCAACATACAAAATATCTTTTCTTCTCACCACGCCATGCCCATTCGTCTGTATAGTCGTTAATGTCTATGTCTTGTCCTATAAACTTTGCAACTGTTTCAGGTTCAAATAGTTTAGGATATAATGTGTGTGGATTCTTTTCCCATGTTTTCAGATATACAGGATTCTCAAATGCATATCCACTACGATATATTTCGTGGCATATATTATAGTCCATTGCCAATAATACATCAGGTGTAAAGTCTCTATAAAGACCATTACAACCATATATCTTTCCGTGTTCTCTTAATCTATGTAGGTCAAAGTCTTTTCTACTTTCACCATTACCAATACAAAATATCATGCCAATCTCACATTCTCATAATTGTTTAATACATTATCCCAGTTACCATACTGTACAAATTTCATCTGTGGATATAATTCAAAAGTTTCTACAAACTGTTTACTTGGAAATACTTTAGGATTATTTTTAAGTGGATAATTATTACTACTTTTATATATGTTATTATGTTTACCCGTTTTATCATAATCAAATCCAATCATATGTACCTCTACACCACCTGGATATTTCCATTCATCATTCAAATACTTACACGCATTTATTGTTGCCAATCGTAATGCCGCTGTGCCACAATCAGGCCAATCTTCGTCCCAATAACATATTCTGTTATATGCGTCTCTACTTTCACTATCGTTTCGCCAACGATGTTGAAATAATACTCTACGATCTTTCCAACAACCTGCAAAAGTAACTTCATTCGATATACCTTTGTCTTTACAAAACAAATAGTCTGTCCAATAATCTCTATAAATGGCATTGCACCCATACTTAACACCTTTAAGATTGTCTATGTTAATAGACCTTCTACTTTCACCGTTACCAATAACCCAATGTATTAACACTAGATACTGCCTTCAGTAAACTTTTTCCATTCTATCGCATTTTTAATTTGAAAGGTGCGATTGTTAATTTGTTTAAGTGTATCTTCACAGAATTTACATATCTGTTTTAGATATTCAATCTTTTGTCTTTGTTTTATAATACTATCATCAGCGTCTAAAAATTTATCCACATCTTGTCGTAATACTTTTAAATCAAAGTTTTCATTCTGGTATTCTTCTGGGTCTGCTTTGCCAGTGTAGAACAACCATCTCTTAATGTGTAGTTTAGAATAGTCGCCTTCTTCTTTCTTCAACATCAAAGCATATGTTGAATATATCTTTAAGTATTTTGAGTGTAGTGTAGGTGTAGATAAACTCTCTATATCAAGTTGAGTATCATCTATTGCCAGGTCTTTAGACGCCTGGTCTTGTAATTCTTCTAATGTCATAGTATCTCATAATTATAATGTTGTATATGTATGTATCTTATATCCAAAGGTACAACTTGCCGTTAGATATTCCACATCCGTTAAGTTTTGATTATACTCTAAAGCACTTAATGATTTAGGGTATATGTCTTGGTAATTTATTTCCATCACATTGATGTTTCTACTTGTCATTACCGTTAGTTTTGCGTCAGCAAATATAGCGCCATCATTTGTTGCACGGGTAGGTCTACCTGCGTCAGTTGATCTAGTTTGTGTTGACAATGGCATTCTATCACCACCATCAGCAATTAATGCCCTATACTTTTCATCACTATCTACCTGTGCCAACCCTGCCATCCAATCATGTATTTGTTTGTATGTCTCTAGGTTTTCATCTACTGTAAATGTAATTGTTAGATCATCAAAAGTTAAATCATTACCAGGTATTTTAAGTTGTTGTAATCTTGTAGGTTGTATCAATTCAGTTAGAGTAATACCAGGTATATTTGCCTGTACTGTATTAAACTCAACCTTTGGTATCTTAACACATTGAAACCTAAACTTGGTAGGATCTGCAAAATCCAGATTTGATGGTTGTTTACTTGCTAAACTTGCTTCCGTCATATTAGTATTTATAATAAAAAAAGGGGGCGATATTGCCCCCCTTAATCTCTATATTACAGATAAAATTACATTAAGTTTGTAACTTTTACCATTCTGTAATAGATGTTTGCTTGGTCAGTTCCAACACCAGTAGTCTGAGCAGAAGATTCCGCAAATGGGTTTCTGATTAGACCGTATCTAGTTTTGAATCCAATTTTTGGTTGGAATGTATCTTCACCAACTGCTCTCACCATTTGTAGTGGAACATATGGGCAATAGAACATACCAGCATCATATGGACTGTTACCTTTGTAACCCACTGTGAAGTATTGAGCCGCAGTATTATTTGACGCATATGGGTCAATGTATACTTTGTATCTTCCGTTCATAGTACCAGCAAAAGTATTACCAGTTCC